CCAGGTCTGAGTTCGTCCGGTTACCTTCGCCCAACCTTTTGGGTCAGGAGAAGATATACCGAACTTTCTCAGTTTGTAGGCGAGAAAGGCGGATTCATTAGACTTATACAATTTTGCCTTCGGACGATACAAAACACAGTAATACCCGTGGTTTGGATCATACGTTGACAATTTGTATCGGCTACTAAGGAACCCGTCATCATCAAGCGACACCAGCGGTATCCTTGGAATCCTGAAATGAAACTTCCAGATCCGTTTGAATTGATCGAAAAGTTCATCCAGGCCACCAAGAATCAGACTGTTGAACGGATTTCCGGTGATGCGATCTGCCCACCGGACAATCCTATTATGACACCTGATTATCTCCTCAGGCTTACCATAGAGCACAGCTTTCTGGTAGACGGGAGTCACATCGACTCCCTGGAAGTAATGCTTGCCGCAACTTTCGTAGAAAGGACCGTAAGAGAAACTCTTACTGTCATTAACTTCGAAACCGCAGTGAGCGATAACCTCCCTGAGGGCCGCGAACCGTGAAGCGTGTACGATGATATCATCACCGTAAACTGCCACCGTGTACGCGTCGCCATTCTCTTCCAGCTGATTTAAGGACGTACTAATAGCCCAGAAAATCAGAGTTTCTAGCTCGAAGGTAAACGCATTCCCCATCGAAGAAAACTTCGCGAGTCTGCGCCATTCGCCATCAACACGTATGTATTGAGAACGAATATCATCGAGATAGCAATACCAATCAATTGGTAGAAGAGACCAAACAAGACCTTGGGCGATCGTGTCACTTGCAGAAGCTAAATCAACTGTTGCATAACCATCGCGATACGCAATGGCCGCTAACTTTTGATTAACCTCTTGAGTGTCAAGATCGACGTTAAAACGCTTCAACCGGTTACGGATATATTGACCAACGCCCTGCTGGAGAAAAGCATTACCAGTAGGTTCGACGGCAATACACCGGTCAGTTTTAGCGCTTTTGGGAACGGTGATAAACTTGCATCCTTTAACTAAACAAAAGTTAGAAGGAGTCAAGCCGACAGGCCCTGATGGGTAGTGACCAGTGATGGCCTCTAACCAATTTGGATCTGTCTCGACGACAAGCCTTAAGTACTTTAAGGCTGGCGCCGTCACACTGAACGCTTTGGACATTTTTGTTGTGAACGGCACGCCCCGACGATGGTCGAAGGTCGCGCCGCCACTCCACTGGCATCCCGAAAGAACTTTTCTAAGACTAAAACCGCCGAGAACTTTGGAGATTTTGCGCTGAGCAAGCGAAAGAACTTGCTCAACCCCTGGTTGTCCAGGGTCTCCAGAGAAGAATCGTCGGTTCGTCGAAGAACAGCTTTCCTCAGCAGATATCCACTTGCTGAGTGCCACGGCTTTGGTGTCGATACCTGTAGTCAACCCCTTCCATTTAGAAAGGAAATTCACTAGCATGTAATCTAACGCAA